AAAATGGCAAACAAAGATTTATTCAAGCAAGCTATTGCTGAAGCTAAATCTGTAAGAGAAGCCGCTATTGCTAACGCTAAAGAAGCTTTAGAAGAGACTTTAACTCCTCATCTAAAAGACATGTTGGCTGCAAAACTTCAAGAAATGGAAGACAAAGACGTTGATGAAGTAGCAGTAAACGAAGTCGAAGAAGAGGTAGAAGAAGCTGTTGAAGAAACAGTAGAAGAAGGCTCTAAAGAAGACGAAATGGAAGAAGCAGTAGAGGAAGCTCCTGTAGAAGAAGCTGAACACGATGGCGAAGAAGCTGCCGACGATGAAGGAGAAGAAGCTCCTGAGGAGGTAGAAGACGAAATCGAAGATGAGCCAGCAGAAGACGAAGATCTTAAAGATTTATCTGTAGGTGACTTCAAAGACATGATCAGAGATATTATCGCCCAAGAAATGGGAGATGGTGGAGCTGAACTAGACGCTGAATTACCTGCTGACGATATGGACGCTGGTGCAGATTTAGACGAACCAGGAGAGGGTGATCCTCTAGCTGGTGGTGAAGGTGACGAGGAAATCGACCTTGACGAGTTAATTAGAGAATTAGAAGCTGTTTCAGAAGGCGAAAGCGAAGAAGAAATGGAAGAAGGTAAAAAGAAAGAGGAAATGGAAGAAGAAGTAGCAGAAGCTGCTGAAGGTCCTGCCGCTAACGAAGTACCTGCTGAATCTGATTCTAAAGAGAAAAACGTTAACGACACTATCAAGGAAGAAAATTCTTCAGAACTTGAGGAAGCTCTTGAAACTATTGAAACATTGAGAAAAGAACTAAACGAAGTTAATCTTCTAAATTCTAAATTGCTCTACGTCAATAAAATTTTCAAAGCTAACAACTTGAGCGAGTCACAAAAAGTTAACATCATTGCTGCGTTCGACAAAGCAGAGACTGTTAAAGAAGTTAAACTTGTTTTTGAAACTGTTAGCGATAACGTAGTTTTGAAAAAAGAGACTACAATTAAAGAACATAAAGGAAGTGCTTCTAAAGCAACTGGTACTACTGCAAGTAAGCCAGAAGTAATTAGCGAGGTATCTTCTGCAGTTCTAAGAATGCAAAAATTAGCTGGAATTATTAAATAATATTTTATTTTAAATTATCATGGAAATCAATCAACTATTAGAAAGCTCAAATAGCTTTAAAAGCCTTCAAGCAGATGCTGCTAGATTGGCTGATAAGTGGAGCGCATCTGGTTTGTTAGAAGGTATTGAGAATGAAAAAGTCAAAAACAACATGGCTATGATTCTTGAAAACCAAGCAAAACAAATCGTTGCTGAAGCAAACAACACTGGTGCTTCTGGTACATCAACTGGCTTTACAGCTGGTGCTGGTGAGCAGTGGGCAGGTGTAGCTTTACCACTTGTAAGAAAAGTTTTCGCTCAAATCGTAGCGCAAGACTTTGTAAGTGTACAACCAATGTCACTTCCTTCAGGTCTAGTATTTTACCTAGACTTTAAATACGGTACTACTACTAACGGTAGAACTGACGGAGACAATATGTACGGTAACGTAACTGACGGTGCTAATAAAATGGGAGTAGATACTGATGTTGCTGGTGGTCTTTACGGCGCTGGTCAATTCGGTTACTCTATCAACCAACAATTAGGTACTGAAGCAAATGCAACAGTTGCTGGTGCTGGATCTGGATCTGTTAACTACGAAGTAGGAGTAGATATCGGTGCTTTAGAAACTGTAACAATTGCTACTTCTTCTATCGCAAACTTCGATGCAGAAGGTATAAGAGCATTTAGACTATCTTCAGGATCAGTTTACGCTCAATATACTAAACTAGACGGTGGTAACATCGTATTCGTAACTGCGGCTGGTGTTGTAGGAAACAATACTAACGAGCAAATCAAATACCACAAACAACCAACTGATAACACAAGAGGTGACTTTGAGGCTGATTCAACTGCGGCAGTAGATAGTTCTATCACTATCCCAGAAATCGATGTTCAATTGCAATCTGAGGCTATCGTTGCTAAGACAAGAAAGCTAAAGGCGCAATGGACACCAGAATTTGCACAAGATCTTAACGCATATCACTCAATCGATGCAGAAGCTGAATTGACTTCACTATTAAGTGAATACATTTCAATGGAAATCGATCTTGAGATCCTAGATATGTTGATCGCAGGTGCAAGAACAACTGAGCACTGGAGTGCAGAAAACAACAAGATTTGGAATGGTTCAGCTTGGACTACTTCAACTTCTGATTTCTACAATACTCAAGGTCAGTGGTTCCAAACTTTAGGTACTAAAGTACAGAAAGTATCTAACAAGATTCACCAAAAAAACTCTAAGAGGTGGAGCAAACTTCCTAGTATGTTCTCCAAACGTTGCAACTATCCTAGAATCAATTCCTGGATATGCTGCTCAAACTGATGGAAACCAAGATAAGTTTGCAATGGGCGTACAAAGAATCGGTAGCTTAGCTAACAGATTCCAAGTATACAAAAACCCTTATATGACTGAAAACATCATCCTATTAGGATATAGAGGTTCTCAGTTCCTAGAAGCAGGTGCTGTATATTCTCCATACGTTCCGTTAATGATGACTCCTCTAGTATACGATCCTGAGACTTTCACTCCAAGAAAAGGTCTCATGACTAGATATGCTAAGAAGATGATCAGACCAGAATTCTACGGTAAAATCTTCGTTAGTGACATCGGCACTATCTAAGAATACCTTTAGAATCAACTAAGAAAGAG